GCGTCTTGACATCGAGGTAAGCCTGGGCGAACTTGACGATATCAGTCTCATTGCCAAAGTTCTCCATGATGGCAGAGATATCTACAGCGCCATCTCTTGGCATACGCATAACAGCCAAAGACTGCGCCACATTGGTTTGGTAGCCTTTGACACTTTGCTGCAGTACGCTGTGGAAATGCACCGTCTGAGCCATCTCAGCCAGTTCTGTAGGGGTAGCCGAGCCGTTGGCCACTTTGGCAGCCAATGCATCTAGATTCTTAGCGCTGGCCACCATGGCATTGAGCGCTTTGTATGTGTTCTGTGGGCTAACCTCTAGCTTGCCAGAGAAGATATCGTCTATGAACTTAGGACCAATGCCTGCGCCTTCAGCTAAAGCCTTCACATCTTCAAATGTGATGTTCCTAGTCTTGATGCCGACAGCCTGGTTGATAGTCTCAATCGTAGACTTGACATCCTCGGTGGTGGCCATCAGTGGCAGATTGAATGCCAGCTCTGGTGGCTTTTCCATGGCAGGATCTGTGGTCTGTCTCAGATCTTGGATGTCTTTGCGCTGGCTTACAAAGGCGTCAGGCGTCAATCCAGGCTGCTTGGATACTTGCACCTTGGCTGCAATCTTTGCCTCGGTCTTGCTTGTTGTAGTGCCTGTAGCAAGGGCTGCTTTTGTGGTGTCTTCTACAGCTGCTGCAGCTATAGCCTCTGGAGTAACTGGCGCTACTGGTGGCTTGCGTATGTCTACCTTGCCAAGTTTTTTAATGATGTCAGCAATAGGACCAAGTTGAGCAACTTGTACGCCATCGCCAGGATCTACAGCATCAGGCATTACTGGCGCCACAGTAGCGTCAATATCAGGGTCTACTCGTAATTGACTAGCAGTATCAATGCGTGACTCAGTATCAGCTTCTTGCTGAATGAGTTTGTCTAGTCTGATGTCAAGTGGTTGTAATGACATTATTCAGTACCCCCGCTTGATTGACCAGGTTGGCCTTTAGTTATTTTTTGTTTAACTGTTTTTGCTGCAACTGCTGGGGTTGCTGGCGCTGGGGTTGTGGTGATTGTTCCTGCTCCTGAGAGTTCTCTTTCAAAGAGTTTCTCAAGTTCGCCCCGTAAAGGATCGAGGTCGGCTGCGGTGCGTCTGACACCGAGGTCTGCCAACCTTCCCAAGTAAGTTTCCCCATTTTTAGATCCTTTCCCTGTCCAATCATTACGTGCTTTTACAAGATCGGCTTCATAACCTCTTGCCTTTACATCATATCCTAAATTAGCAAACATTTTCTCAATTGCACCGCCAGATGACAATGCATCTTGCACAGACTGCATACGTGCAGCACCGCCTTTATCAATCAATACTCGTATGCCAACATCACCGTCTGCAGTTCTAATTGGTTGATAGCCAACAAATAACTTAGTGGGATCTGCAGCCATTACTTTTTCCCAGAATGATCGCAATCCATCGTTAGTGGATAGGTTGTCAGATCCTGATTCAATAAAATCAACTGCTAATGCTTTAGGATTCTTTGTTGTGGCTTTTATTGAATTAACCCATACTTCTGTTTGCTGTAATAAATAACCTAAAACATTGGCTGCAATCTCGCCACCTTCTCTTGTTGCCAATGCTTGGCCAACAGCTGCTGGGTTTTGATAGGTTTGCCAGCCACCAGTGCCATGCACCATGGTACGCAAATCAATGCCAGCTATTTCCTTGGCCATCTGCATAGCACGATCAGTCACCACTTGAGTTAACTGTACTTGGCGATCTGGTGCTAAAGCAGCAAATGCTTTTCCATATTTCTTAGCCCATGGAGATCCTTCACCTGGTGCAGCCTCCATAGAGATGCGTCTTAGATTGCGCTCTAAAGCTGTAACAGTGTCAGTAGCTGCATCAGCAGTCAAACGTGTCATGGCCATCCATCCAACAGCCTGTACTTCTTTTGGCTGCCAATCAGATCTTCCTTGCCAATTCATGCTGTTTAACTCATCTGTAAGTTGTCTACCAAAATCTGCTCTATTTTCATATTGTGTATCTGTAGGACCAGTGGCTAGATCAACTTTGATTTTGTCTCGATCAACTGCGTATCCTTGTTTCTCTAAATGGTTTAGCAATATGTTGTCAACCAAACCAGTATCACGTGCAGTATGGATATCAACCACAAATGGTTGTCCAGCTTGTACATCATTACCATAAATTGATCTTACGGTTTTACCTTCTGCACTGTCAACAAAGTCAGAAATCTTAAAGCCAACACCCTCGGTAATTGGTTGGTCTAATAAAGTATTTCTAGCAGCTTGTGTGGCCATTGGTAAACCACCAGCCCTCATCTCACCCTTTGGAACATTACGTGCAAATTGTTCAGCTTGTAACAAGACATTATTAAATGCGCCATCTACACCAATGTTTTGATTAGCAACTAACCAAGCTCTCATGTACTTATCTGTTTTAGCTTCATCATTATCTGTGTACTTTAGGAAAGTACCACGAACCTCGTCATACCACTTTGAATATTGTTTGATTTCTTGAGGTGTAAGTACTTGTTCAGTTCTTTTAATCCAATCATCTGGAGTAATTTTTCCAACAACAAAATCAGGTAAGCCACTACCTTCTGGAGCTGGTATTACTTCACGCTCATTCTTTGGCATACCAGGCATTGCTTTGCCTTGTAAAGTTTCTTGCTCACGTTTTAATTTCAAACGCAATAAATTAGCAGACTCTTCTTCTTGGAATTTAATTCCACCTTCTACTTTTGGAAACTTAGCTACTGTTGGAGTAATGCCCATCTGGACTGGACTACCAAGGTTTTCCATACCTTTAATAATCATTTCACCAGCTTTAGGCGCCAGCGTCTCTGCTGCTTTAACCGCACCCTTAATAGCCATCTGCCCACCCTTGGCCAGCATGACTGGATCACCTACCAACTCACCAACATTTTGACCAAGTTCTGCAGCTTGCTGGCGCTCTTCTGGAGTCATGCCAAATGCAGCAGTACCAGGTGGAACAGCTGGTGCAAATGCTGGGATTGTGAAATTAGTTCCTGGGATGGTATATCCATTTTTGCTCAAGTCTTCACTAGACGGTAGAAAAGTGGGATCTTCCATGGTCATACTGGCACGTTGCAATTTATCTTGAAAACTGCCACCTTGATTGTCGGTAGCCAAAGCGCCAATAAACCTACCAATCTTTTGTACATCACCACCAAAGCCACCAGCACTGGTTGCTATGCCTCTTAATCCACCAGCTGCAAAGTCAGGTGCGCCAGTAATCATCTTCTCGCCAATATTGCTTTTTTGGCTGCGCTTGCCCATGCCAGGATAAACACCAAACGCAGCACCACCACCGCCAGCCTCGGCCACCAGCACATCACCTGGCTGTTGACCAGGCGCCATCTGCTGTTCAATAACAGGCTCTGGCTCTGGATAGTTAACAGTATCCCAGTTACCTCGGAGTTCTCTTTCAATACTCATATGTTGCCTGTATATTGTTTTTGAGCCTTCTTGAGCAAATCAATCTCGCCCCTGCTCAAACCCTTAACCTTGTCAAAATCTATTTGATCTATTGGCAAGTTTGGCATTGGAATATTCTTCTTATCCATGACATCATTGATCTGCTTTTCTGATTGCTCTCTAGCTTTTATTTTCTTGTTAACAATGGCATCACCACTGTAGCGCTTGATAGCACTTTCAACGGCCTGCTCTGGACTCTGGAATACTTCCACGCCCTGGTCATTCTTTATCTTCTTACCAAGCTCTTCCACATAGAACTTGCTGATATCAATCTTTGCTTGAGCTTTTACTTTGCCAGGATCCACATAGGCACTCACAATTCCAACTTCACGGTCAATGCGCTCATGTGCCTTACGGCCTTGGTCATCCACTACAGCGTGACTCAAAGTTGTAAATTCAGATCTGCTTAACTGGTTTGCAAAGGGTACTAATTGCTGGAAGTTATTGATCGTGCCACGCTTAATCTGGTCATAGAGCGAGCCAGCCAATACTGGGTTTGGATTAGGATCTTTTGGCTTTAGCAAGTCTTCAGCAGACTGCAATGTCATCTCACCAAGGCCTACTAGTTCAGTGACAATCTGGCGCTTTCTTGGTCCACCAGCAGTCAAGAACTCTAGTGTTAAAGCATTGCCCTTAATCTTGTTGGCATCTTTAATTACAGCCTCGTCAATCTTTCTGGTCTGTTCTTGATCCGAGAAAGACTTGATGATGCGCTCACGCAACAGATCCTTGCTGTCTGTACTCATGCCTTTGTACATCTCAGTCAACTCACCAGCATCGCCAGCCAGAATCTTTTTGAACGCTGCACCAGCTGTAGGAGCAAAGTCTCTGTCAGTCAGCTTTGCACTTATTGCACTTATCTTGGCATTCTCTTTGATCTTATAAGCCTCAAGCGCATACTTGTTGCTGCCAGCCAAGCGGATAGATGTGGAGTTGGTATAGGGGCTAAGTACATTGTCTAGCACTTGCTCTAGTTCACCAGCTGGTAAATTGATCTTGGCATATGAGTTAATGACATTCTCAAGCACTGGCTTGATCTTGCTCAAACCCACCTCTTGGTCTACCTGGTAACTAGCCTGCCTAGCCTTCTCATCAAACATCAGCGCCTGCTTGTATACAGCATGGCCAAGGGTTGTCATCTGCGCTCTGACCTGGATAGATGTCTCAGCATCTAGGTTAGTCAACATTGATGCATTGCCATCAATATCATCCCTGAGATCACGCCTTAGAGCCAATAGATCTACTGGCGCACCAGACTCAATCTTTTGCAATCTGTCAGCTTGACGGTTCTGAAAGTCAGCAATGATGTTTGTACCCAGGATATGGGCAGACGCCTTATTGTAAGACTCTTGGAATACTCGGCCAGCACCTTCTACTGGTGGCATTTGGCCAGTCTTCTTAGCAACGTCTAATTGTTCTAGCGTAGGTGGCAACTCAATGGCGTACTTCATGCCAGCTTTTTGTGCGTCAGTTACTGCCTGGTTCTGGAAATACGCTGTCATGCGATCCAACTGCTGGCCGAGCATACTCATGCCCTGCGCTGCCACTTGCTGTGGTGCAGTGCTTACACTTGGTAAGTTGGCGTACTGAGCGCCAGCGTATTCATAGGTAGGTAGCGTTGCCATGTCTTATGCCCTACGTGGTATTTTTGTAGTTTGGTATGTAGCGCCAGCCAGCAAACCTTTGGCAGCACCCGACATCAAGCCAAACTCTTCTGCAGAACTTGCTGCAGCATTGAATGACTGAGATATAGCCAGGCCACCAGAAAGCGCCAGCTGTGCATTTTCATTCAAGATCTGGATCTCGTTGCCAGCACGGTAAGCATTTGACTGCTCAACAGTCATGGGTGAGCCAGACAATGGGTCTACACCGCCTGCTACAGCCCTTGCCCTTACGGTGCCTGCCAGACGTTGCTGGCGCTCTAAAAGCTGGTATGCCTGGCGGTTATAGTTCAATGCGTTTTGACGGCCTTGTAGCTCTGCCTGAGAGCCTTGCAGGCGATAGTAATCGGCCTGTGCATAGCCTTGCGAAACACTGGATATGGCACTGAATGCGCTACTGGCCATTGATAGATTGGATGCAGTAAACAGTGATGGTGCAACTGGCATAGTTCCAGCTGCAATTGATCCCGCCTCAATGACACCTACAGTTTCAGCAGCTGCAGCTGCAGTGCCAGCCTCGGCAAAGTAAAGTGCTACTGCTTCCATTTATGTGCCTCCATACACGCTAATCTTGTACTCCATGCCCAACAAATTGAGCTTGAGTGGCAAGGTCTGAGTGATAGTTATTTGGGCATCTTGGTCATAGCCACTGATACCTGATATCAACTTAGTACCAGTGAACTCTGGCACATCATTGTCCATGATGCTTGCAGTGTCCAACGTGCGAATTGGCACTAGGTTGTTGTTAACCACAATGTGCTGGGTCTGATACAGGATGGCATTGACTTCAACAATGCGCTTGACAAAGCCAGTCCTAGCGCCTACCTGGAGCCTTGGCTCAATCGGCAAAGTCACAATGCTCACATTAAATGGCAGGCCTACCTCATAGCTACTGGTACTCGCTCTATCCATAGTGATAGAACCACCACCGCTAACTATCTCGTCAGACAGCACAGAGCCATCTGCTTTGACATTCAAAGTCTTACCAATGTGTGGCAGGCTTGATATCGTTGTGGCCACCCCACCAGTAAACGCACAATCTGTGAACACCGTGGTATCAAAAACTTCTACAAAATATTTGTCCACACTATTAAACGTGCGCTTGACTACTACGTAGATATCCTCGATATCCACGCCAATATCTTTGAATAGGCCATCAGTAGTGAGCTTGCTTGGAGCCACCACGTTTTGCTGGCGCAGAATGCTGTAGTTAGCAATCGTGCCATCGCCATTCAACATGAACAGCGTATCTGTCTCTTCAGTGCTAGTGTTCTTACGCAACGCCAACTCAGTTGGTGTATTGATCAAGTGGCTAGACAGCAAGCTGATTGACTGGCTCACGTAGGACAGGGTAGTGTCAGAGAACTGGAACTCATTAAGAGCCTTGCCCTGGCGCTGCACATACAACGTACCAGACTGCAGAATTTGAACTCGGATGCCTTCTCTAGCACCATTGCGAGACACGGCCTTAACAAAGAAGTTAGTTGGCGTGATTGGATCTAAGCCATTTTGTGGGACATAGAACTCACCACCGCTAGTGAACACTTGCAAGTCACGGCCACTGATGATGTCAATGATCACGTTCAAGCTGTTGGTATCTAGCGTGGCCTCCACCGCATCATCGTCATAAGCCTGGTCAGGGTTGAAGTCAAAGAACTGCGCCACCTTGCTGCCCCATATGGTGCTTGGCCGAGTCTTTGATCCACCAAAGTACAGACGTCCCTCATGGAATGTGCAGCTCCTTGGCCAGCCCTTAGTGCTTGACCACACATCCTCATAGCCAGACTCCAGCTCCCACGATCCATTGGCAATCGCAGTGGTATCAAAGAACGGTATCTCGGTCACAGCGCTCACCACGGTAGTGCTTGTGTAAGCCACGATCCTTGCCCTACCTTGCGGAGTGGCATTGATGTATTGGCCGACAGAGCCAGAGCTAAACACTGCAGAACTGGCAGTCAAAGTGATCTCGCCAGACTTAGCGCTTGGCGTCAATGTGCCTGCTGGGTTAGACAGTGCAATGGTGAACGCATACTTTGGAATGCTGATAAAGCTGATATTGCTCACCGTCCATGTGGCATCTGTAGCACCACGCACAATCTTGATTGGCTGGATATCTTTATGGACAAGTATCAATGTGTCTGCAGACTGAGTCCAGACCATAGTTGACAGAATAGAACTAGTCACCGCAGTAACCGCCAAATAGTCTAGGCCACCACCATTGATGTTGGTGATCTGAGTCTTATCCTTAAAAATATACATTCTCTGGTTAGTGAAGATCAGCATATAACTGTCATCCACAGAGAACTCAAAGGCCACCGAGCGAGTGCCACTGGCTGGTGCTGCAGCGCTTGGTAGTTCAAACAAGTACTTCAAGCCACCACGTCTACGCACACCACCTTGTGGCTGCACAATGACGTTAGTCAGTGTCTCAGCACCATTTTGGTATTGATTTAAGTCAACCCTAGCCCTCAACAGCGGATCTAATTCACCGCTACTGAAGTTGGTTTGGAAAGAAACTAATCGAGACATTAGTTCCTCACAGCAATCAGGCTGAAGTCTTCAAAACTCTGAGTGGTATTGCCTTGGCCATCAATAACCATAGCTGTGCGAAAGTAACCACCACGGTTATTCTCTACTGGTCCACCAGTAGCAATGCCTTGCCAGTACTGGGTCTTGCTGATCTGATCTGTAATTGGGTCTGCCAGGTGCCAGGTCATCATGTACTTGAGCAGCTGAATGAAATAGCTAGGCATCTCAGATTCAGTGGGAAGATATTGGTAATCAATGACAACAGTTGTTTCATTGGTCAGCAATTTATCGCCCTGGATAACCCAATCTGTAAATGTTCTAGCACCCACCTCGGTGGAGTTGTAAGCCCTACGAATAGTGCCAAGACGGTCTGATGGCAGCTGGTACTCGTAGCGATACTGGTTAACTGGCGTATTGATTGTCTGCGCCAGCTGCACCTTCTTAAACGTAAAGCTCCAGGGATAAGACTGGAGCGTAGATTTCTTGAGGTCTGGGTAGATGCGATCACAGATGTTAGATGCGTCTGTGCCTTCATTGAATGAAGAGATCGACTTAGCGCCTAGCATTAGCAGGGCGTCTGAGCATACTTTTAGATCGGTATCGCCACTTGCCATATATCACCCCAAAATGTGAGAAAGGCCAACCTCCAGCTAACTAGAAGTTGGCCTACTTACTTGACTACCGATTAATCAGTATCAGTTGCAGTTACGGTCACACCGTCAGTGATGTCAACCACGCCAGAGGCGTTGCTGTTCACGTAAGCGGTAGACATTACTGGTGTACCGCCAGTAGCGCTGTAGCAGAAAATGATGTCACCGACTTTCAACACTGATGCGACAGAGTTGAAGTAGCCAGAGGCACGAATTACTGATTGAGCGTCAGCTGATGAATAGCTATAAATAGCTGGTGCGTTGCCAGATTTAGACTGACCACCGATAGCGTTAAAGCCTGTTGCGGAAAATGCCATGATGTGTACTCCTTATTCTGTACAAGTGATGTCAACGCAACCACCAGCATCGATAGCAACAGCGCCAGCACTGAACATCGAGCTAACTAACCAAGAGGTTTTCTCAGGGATGTAGTTGATTTCAGAACGAATTGCCATGCTCTCAGCCATGCCGACTGCCATTTTGTGATAGGCATACACTTTGCGGGTAGAACCAGAGCCACCACCAGTTAAACCACCTTCAGAGCGGTCACCGATAGTCACAAAGTTAAAGCCCATAAATGTAGTGATATCACCTTGAACCAAGGCCTTCACAGTGTTGAAGTCAGAGCTGGTGACTGATGTCTCAGACAACAAGCTAGACAACTGTGATGCATGGATCAAGATGTAGCGATCTTCTGCGGGTACGTTTGCAGTGTTTAGCAAACGTGCAGCTTCACGCAATTTAGCCATGTTCAAGTTTGTACCAGCACCACCGATGCTAGTAGCAACGGTCAAGCTGGTGCTTGATGCTGCCAATGCGTCAATGATCATCTGGTCTGATCTACGGCCAATAGCTTTAGCAACAACTTGCACCAATTCTTGGCGCTCGTCAAAGTTAACTTTAGCTTGGTTGAAAATGTCAGAGTACTCAGCAGCAATGTAGTCTGTCAAAGTGACAGTTGCTTGTGAATAGGTGACGTTGAGTGGAGTAACGTCAGTCTGTGGTACACGAACTTGTGCAACGCCAGAGCCGATCTTTGGGAACTTGTGTGTGCTTGCAGTAACGCCAGTACGTAGACGAACAGTATTACGCAAGACAGCATCAGCTTGATACGCTTGTTTTACTTCCGTGTCGAACAGGGTTACAAAAGCATTAGAGATACTAACTGCCATTGTTTTCTCCTAGAAAACGGTTGATGAAATGTTTATCGCCAACGGTTGTCCAGAAAGCTCTGGGCCAAGACTTGTGCCTTACAGCGCACCCCTGGATAGACTACTATCGTCACTGGCCTTGCGGTTGTCAGTGCTTACATTCTAAATCATATTTTTATGATTGTGTCAACTTTTTAAATAAAAAAAGCCAGGCTGTTACACCTGGCTATAAAGTTGGCAACTGCTTGCCGTTAACCGTACATCTTCTCGAACAACTTCTCTACCTTGGCTCGGTAGCTTGGGTTTGTCTTGTACTCTGGATTAGCCACCATGGCGTCCAGCTCTTCTTTTGACAATGAGCCAGCAGCGTCTGGTTTCAATGTGTCTGTTGGCACTCTACCCTCATAGGTTTCTCTGAGCTTTTGCAGGGTCTTAATACCCGCAGCGGTATCACCCCAGCGGGTGAACTCTTGAAACTCTTCCTGGCTCCAGATACCCTTTTGCACCATACCTCTGCCCCAGCCAGCCATGTTGTTGATGATGGCCTTGGCATTGGGTCCAAGTTTCTCCAGCTCGTCTGCCATGCTCTGGCGGGTTTCTGCTATGTTGTTAGCGCCAATACCAGTGACCTCACGTGCCAGGTCTTCAAAGGCTTGCTGGCTAATACCGTACTTCTGCGCCCAGCCCACATAGCTTTTGACCACTGGGTCATCACCTTTGAGGCCTAGACCGCCAATGTCGTACTCGCCATTCTCTGGGGGTTTGTGGCCACCAGCTCGGAACTTCTTCTCTAGCTCCACGTAAGACTTGCTGATTCCCTCTAGGTCTGGGGCTTGATCGTCCTTGTTCCAGAATTTTTCTGGCCAGAAGTCAGGGCGCTCCAGTGGGGTATCGTCTTGCTCGGTAGGGTCACCTTGTACGTGACTGATTGTCTGCTCTTGGCCCTCGGTTGTCGGCTGGTCTGTGCTTTCGTCTGCACCAGCCAGCAGGCCTGGGTTGTCATTTGCATCACTCATCTTTGTTTAGCCTTTCGGATTCTATTTTCAATATCCCTGACCACGCTGTTTTGCCCCTCTCGGAACACTCCCAGCGAACTGTCAGAGCCTGGTTGCCAACACGGTTGCTCAAGATAGAACTCTCGCAGCCACGCCAACACTTTTTGACCTTCAGCACTGGCAAAGGTTTTTGCCACCTGGAGGTTCAGATCTACCCTGTCTTGATCAGGTTCAAAGGCAGCAGGCTCTGCCTCTAGGTCATCCCACCCGCTCATGCCATAGCCTCGCCTGCTGGCGCTGGTAACGCACCTTGCTGCTGCTGTGCCATCATGGCAGCCTGCGCCATCTGTTGCATCATCGCTTTACGCTCCTCGCCAGTAGTACGCACCTGGATAGGCACACCGAGCTTGTCGGCAATGTAGTCAATGGCAGTGCCAGCCTTGATGGCCATCTGGCCTTCTGGACCCATGCCAGCGGTGATCTGCATAAACTGCAATATGTTGTTGATCTCGTCCATGTTCTGAGCCATGGCCAGCGGAGAGACAGGGCTAACCTTGACCTCTAGACCGTTAACCTGGATGGGCAACACAATCATGCCATCAGCATCCATGACCTCTAGGATCTTGGTAACCAGCGGAATCATCGTCTCATTGATCAAACGGCCAAAGGCAGAGCCAAGGTTTTGAGCCAACTCCTTCATGCGCTCTACCACCTCAGTGGCCGATCTGGCCGACATATTATCTGGAGGCAAGCTCTCATCGAGCAGTGTGCGCTTGATGGATTGCACCAAGTCATTGATCACCAGCTGGGAGACGTTGAAGTCACCAGCACGTGGCAGCGGTTTAAGCGCCTCACCCTGTGGTCCACCGTTCCTGGCCACTGGAATGATCGCCCCAGGCGTGATCTTCACGTTGGCTGGGTTTAGCACACCATCATCAGCTGCAGTGTAGACACCAGTGATCGCCAGGCTGGCATTCTTGAGTAGCAACTCTTTGACCTTGTTAAGGGTCTTGATGTCTGGCAGGGCAGTCAGCACTGGACCACGGCCATATATCTCGCCAGCCACCTTCATGTAGCGTGACACCACCCATGGGCTAGATTTGAGCTTGCGGTAAACCAGCTGAGATTTAGACTTTTCATGGATCACGTAGTAACCGTAGTCACCACGGTCTAGGTTAAGCACGGTGGCCTCAATCAAATCTACTTCTTCTGTTGGTTTGTCAGCAATTAGGCGCTGCAGATCTGGTGGGATCTCTGCATCTTTCCATTGCATCTGGATGGACTCGCCTTTAATCCGCATCTTGCGATAGACGTTATCCACCTGGCCATTGGCGCCCTCTTCAAAGCTGACCAGGTACTGCGGGACAGGGATAAAGTTGATGGGGTTAACAGCATCACCCTTTTGGATCAGCATGACAGCTGTGCCAACAGAGAGATCTAGCAAGAACTCACCCATAGCAATGTCAAAGTTAGACTGCTTTAGGACGCTAAACATCTTGTCGCTGTACATATCAAGCATCATCTGCACCTGGCTCTTGCGATCCATTGGTATGTCCGTGCCAGGCTCAAGCCTGCACCACTTACGCTGTGGCGGGAAGATGCCAGATTGCAGACGATTAGCAAAGCGCTGGGTAGAGTTGATGGCCGTAGAGTCAAACACCCTGGTCATCTTGCGTTTACCGCCTACCTTACCCTCGTACTCGCCACCATAGAGATTGCGCTGGGGCAGGGCAAACTCCATAGCGTCTTCATAGAGACTGCGAAAGTCATCCTTTTTGTTCTGCGCTATTTTGTGTCGCTGCAGAATTTGCTCTACGCTCATTTTTGCCATATTAATCTTTCTTGCTTGCTTGGTATCTTTTTAGAATCGCCCTGCCTTTGGCTGCTAATCGAGCAGCTGCATCAGCTGTCTTTGGTACTGGCTCACCCCATGCATTGGCAGACAGCGCCAGCCTGGTTGGCTCACCCTTCTTGTCCACCAGTGGACCGCTGGGGTTGGTAAAGAACCGAGTTAAAAAAGATCCCTTGCGCCTAGCGTCTTGCCCTGTTGGGTTAGATGCTTTGACACCAGGTTGGAGGTTTTTGCTTTCACCAGAGCGCTCGAACTTGCGCCTGCCAGCCTCGGTCAACCCGCCTTTAGGATCTTTGTATTTGCTCATTTCTTTTTGGCTGCATTCATGTTGTCAATCAAATTTGGGTATGGGCGCCCAGCTGCTTTAGCGCTGGCCTGCGCTGACTTCTTATCAGCTGGAGACAGCTTCTTTGGCTCACCTAAGTTTTTTGGCCGAGCTTGATTCCAGATCTTTTTATTCATATTCATCTAACTTCTCCTCAGATGCATCAGTGATTGGACCACCGACTAGCCAGGCATCGCACGTGCGAGTGCCAGCGCATTTGAAGTGGAACAGTTCGCAAAATCCAAGCTGTGCAGTCTCAATGACGTCCTCGTCATAGCCAGATTCCTCTTCTGGATTCTTAGCCTCAATGCCTGCCTTGATGCAATCGAGCATTTGGGTGGTCTGGATAAACGCAGCGCAGTTACCGCATCGCATACCCATGGCCTCATCAATATTGGTGTTCCAGATCACAGTCTTGCGGATCCAAAATATCACATTGTTCTTTGCGTCATCTGGATTAGCTGGTCCATAGCCGACATTCTCAAATGCCCAGTTTCTGTTTTTCAGATTGGTTAAGACGTCTCTGGTGGCCAATGGGCATTGGTACTCGCCTTTGCCTGCAGCTTCTGCCTCGGCCTCTGTGATCATGTTGGTTGCCATTATTCGTACCACTCTAAAGTTAAAACTGCTATCTCTGCTTTGCTTGACACGTTGGTCAACCTAAAATGAAAGTTAGTCAATGAGCTAAATACATATTCCAGGTTAGAGCCTGTTCCACCGCCTGCCTTTGGACCGCTGCCACCAGGACCAACCTGGGCATCAATCAATGTGCCAAGTGATGTAATGGTTGGATTGATGACCATCGCACATTCACTTACAGTAGAACTTGTTCTATTTCTATTAACTGGTGTAAATGCTGTACCACCAGTGGTAGCTGTTCCTTGATAAATATAGAACTCGCAATCACCACCACACGCATAGCCAGCAGTAATATGTGGAGTAATGCCAGCATTGGACGCCATCACAATATTTATGCTGGCGCCAGCTGCAAGTGGTGTAGCAGATGGTTTCATGCCCCATGCAAAGAATGCACGGCCTTCATGCATCCTCACATGGTTTACATCTGCACTGATTGCAGGATAGTCACTGCCAGAGATAACTTGTAAGCCATCTTTGTTTTTCTGAGTCAAAGCGACAAACTGTGCGCTTTGATTCTCAGATTCTCTGGTGACGTAAATGATTGCCATTTATTTTTTCTTCTTGACTGCCTCGGCCTCGCTCATGCCAATAGCAATTGCTTGCTGGCGTGACTTGACCTTTTGACCGCTAGAAGATTTGAGCTTGCCACTGGCGTACTCTTTCATGACCTTATGCACTTTTTCTTGCATCTTCATTTTCATGTCTGTAGCCATGGTTACATTCCTCCACCAAGTTTGGATTGAACGCCCAACTCGCTATCTGTACGTTCTTGTGAGAGCAGCTGGCGCAAGCCACCGCCACGTCTGGCAGCCATACCAGCTTGGGTTTTCTTAGCCAGGTTAGTTTCTTGTGTAGCAAGTTGTTGGTCTTGCTTTGCGATCTGTTCTTTCTGTACTCGGATCTGCTCTTCTGCTGCTGCAGTAGATCCACCACCACCACCGCCACCAAATAGTCCACCCATATCAAACTCCTTTAAATTAAATTACTTTTTGGGAACCGAGAAATATCTACTACCGAACTTTTTAATTTCAGAACCACGTTCTGCTTCAGCAGCAACCGCCTTTTGCCAAGTCTCATGGCTGCGTCCTTTTAAAACCATATAACTGTCATCTGGTAAGTTATATTTTTTCTTGTCTTCATCGCTTGCCATCGTTACAGATCCCCAATGGCCTGCGTTATCACCAGTTCCATCTGGACCCATGCCACCTTTTTTAGCACTTGCATAGTCGTAATCTTTTCCTTCTGGATCAAAATTACGCTCTTTGCTTATACCGCCAACTATGGCACCCATATCAACTCCTTGACATCATAAAAAAATCTGCCTCGTCTGGTCCATACTTTTTCATCAAGCCTTCTATCTCGAATCCAATAGCATTGCCCCAACGCACAGCTCGTAAGTCAACGCATCTTACGATTATTTGTAGTCGATGTAAATTCTGCGATATCACTCTGAAATCACGGTAAACAATGGCTGCTCTTGTCAGAGTTTTTGGGTATTTTCGCCCACGTTCCTCTATAAAGCACCACATCTCCTCGACACCCTTCCAGATAGACACCGCACCAAAGCAGGCAACTGGTCTACCATGCAATATCGCTGTGATAGCGTGGCCATACCGTGCTTGGTTTTCTAGCATGGTCATCACGTCCATGGCTCTGCTGATGGTTTGAAAGTTTTGAGCCTTGACATTCATCACTGCTACGTGGCCAGGCTGGAATGGAACCCAGGTCAGGCCTGGCATGGTAGGTAAATCAGGCAAAGACATCAAAGTCATCCGATGCTATGGTTTGGGCAATGAAGACTTTTCCATTTGTGCGGTTAGATCCCCTGGTCAGCTGACGATATTCACCGCCACCAGTGAGTAAGTATCCAAATGCGTCACCCACGTGCGAGTGTTCGTTCTTATTTGGCGTATCTTTGAACCTTTCATGGCCAGCACCGACAGCAATACGCTTGAAGTGATAGCCACCAGAGAGAGACTTACGCAATAACTTGCAGTTTTTGTTGATCAGTAGGCCAGGTTTACCCATCACCATGCGGTTCATTGGCGCAGCTGCAGCCTCACGCCTGGCTTTGAAGTCGTTTGTCGCTGTTGGCTCTGCTTTTAGCCCTAGTGAGCGCAGATATTCAAACGCAGTAGTTTCATAAATGGCGTCACGCTGCATACCCGCTGGATCACCCCATATGCGTACCTCATATTTCGGAAACCTGGTCTGCAGTTCAGTGAGCAATTGCTGGCCAAAGCGCTCCAAACCCATATCAAAGGTGACGATCTCATGCAATACACGCCACTGGCCACTTGGATGGCGCTGGCCAAAGACTGCTGCAGGCGTCAAACCAAAGTCTAGACCGACCTGGATGGGCAAATTAGGATCGGCCTCCAGCTCGGCAGCCATGATGTTGTCATCGTACTCAGGCCAAACGCTTTGACCGTCCTTCACAAACGTATAAACGCCCTGGGCATAGCAGCGGATCCAGTCTAGATTCTTGCCAGCCAGCTGCTGCATATAGTAGCCAGCGGGTAGGTTGTTGACGTTTTCTGCTTTATCATTTAGACGCCACCATTTGCCACTTGCGAAAATATGGTCATTGGCCTCTGGGTTTTCTGGCAGATCTTCTTTGGCTACCTCAATTACGCCACCTGGCTGCTTAAAGAACTTCCATGCGTACTTGCCAGTGATTGGCTCTTTCTCAGCGACTCGATGCCACCAGTGGTCATCGTCCATGGGGTTGGTGTCCATGATGATGCCGTGCCAGGTAGCACCGCCATCACGCTTGGTAGGGTATCGGCCAACACGGTGGGTGAGGCCATCAATCACTGCCTTTGGCAACTCACGTGCCTCATTCACCCACGCACCAGTCAGCTCCAGTGAGAGCAACTTACGCACGTCTTTTGGTTGATCAAGGGCTAGAAAAATAATCTCGCAGTCAATGCCAGCAGCGTCACCCCTGGCAGGCAAGCGGATATGGTGGGTAATCGGTGGCGTCCACAGCAGATTGCCAAAGGTGGCCTCTGGGAAGAGATCCAGCCAGGTCTTGATGGTGGTGGTCTTGAGCATGGGGTAGCTGTTACGCACTACCGCCCAGCGTGAATACTTGATACCGTCCACAGGGGAGGGCTTTTGTTGGACAGCTTTGATCATGATCTTGGCTGCACAGGCGTAAGACTTACCAGAGCCAACAGGACCCATAAGCCCCTGCACAAAAGCATTAGACTGGATCATGTCATAGACAATTGGGCTTTTACTAAAGTCCAGATTCAAGCCAGCCATTGGCAATTCACGTGGCGAATGCTCTTTAGTTTTCATGGTCATCCCTTGGTTTGTCTTCCACATCCACAACATCTGGCGCACGTACATTGATACCAATCACGCTAGGCTTGTCCTCGTTGTCTGGGTTGTCCAGCAGTCCACTAGCTTTAGCCAGGATCCGCAGCACCGCCACCTTGTCATAGAGATCAATCTCCAGCGTAGACGCACCGTCCTTGTCCACACGCACCTTGATATTCTTAATGGCCATCAACGCAGTCTCTGGGATCAGATGACTAGGCTTGACCTTCACCTGGCCATTCTCATCCCAGCTCATGATGTCAGTGATCTTGGTGTTAGCCATGGCCAGCAAAGCATACGCAGTGGCCTCCTTGTTCTTGACCAGCGTAGTGGAGCGCTCTAACCGTCTGACAATGGAGCGAGTGCCACCCCAGCCAGCAACTGGCGGGATCTGAGTCGGATATTTAGTACGTGCCATCAGAATGGAATATCGTCATCCATAGCAGCCACAGCATTGGCAGCAGGGGATGGTTTGGCAATAGGCGCAGCTGGAGCAAAAGGCTTTGGTTGATCAAGCACCATGCCTTGCTGTTGGCCATTCTGTTTAGGCTGCTTTGGCGCACCAATCTTGATAGCAAACCAATGCTCTCCAGCCTTAGTCTTGCCAGGCTTGATATCAATCCAGTGCAGCGTCCCATCAGGCAACATAACCTCACCCTTGTACGCAGGATGCCAATCCTCAGTCTTGTTCTTGTTCTTGAAAGCAGATCCCTGGCCAGGTCTTAATTCGTAGTTAGTAGTCATTAACTTAGTCCTTTGGTTGAAAAAATAGAGAAAATACCAATGTAGAAAAAGGTATACAGAAAGAAATATGGGAAAAATTCATTTAAGTACCCCTACGGTGAGGTGGGTGGGTGGGGGGAGGATACATCAAAAGTGCTACAACGCAGGATTGCACTGCCCAAGCACCCTCCTGCCATGCCTCTCTATATGTACGCCACCCCACTGTACCGTTCCCATACGTTCGTTTGAGTTCAGTACAGCATACTGTAGCAGGCTCTACAAGGCTTTGATGTGCCATGTGGCTACCCTGATATTGACTGGATGGTTTCATGGCCTTCTAGGTGTCTTAGATTGCGTTTAAACAGCATCCATCTTGGTCTGGGTTGCCATCATGTGCATGATCCCATCAACCAGCGCCTGTTCGGTAGGCTCGATGCCCTCGGCATGGTAGGCAGGCAGCAGCAGTTCGAGCTTGGCCTCGATCTCAGCTTTTGAATACTGCTTTAATTGTTTGTTGTTCATAACATTAATATTAATAGATATAGTGTTAAATACGGTGTTCTCTACAACCTGGAGGTTGTCTACGTTAACAACCTGGAGGTTGTCTATGTGGCTCTCTCCATGTACAACCTGGGGGTTGTCTACGTGTGAGTTATCAACAGATTTATCCACAGTCTTTGTGGCTTTCTTTTTCATCTCTGCTTTCATCTTCTTGACTGTGATGGTTTCATTGTCTTGTGGCATTTGGTACTCCTTTTGTGCCTGCTTGGTTGTGGTGGTTAGTGACTGTCTGATCATGTCCTGGATACGTTTGAGGCCTTCTTGGTCTACTTCTTTTTGTAACCTTTTTTCTTCAGCCTCTATCTGACCTGGTGGCCTGGCGTCTTCCTTGTTGCTGACCATTGCTATGGCCTCTGCAGCTGTAATCTCTGCATCAAAGATGATCCTGATGGTGTCTGTTGACTTGCCATGGAAACCCTTCTTGACTACTTCTATGTAGCCAAGTGCTTTGAGCTGGGTGACTTGCTTGCTGACTGCCTGCTGGCTTATCTTGAGATCCTTGGCTATGCGTACCTGGCTAACCCAAGTAATGCCAGCTCGGTTGCTGAATGCTGCAATGGCTGAGAGTGTTCTTAATGTGCCGTGGTTGAGCCTCTCATCAAAGATGGCTTTGAATGGCATTACCACGATCTTTCTCTGATCGGGTAGGGCGTCTTGTTGTTTGATCCTGGGTTTAGCAGGCAACTCGAATGGCAGCACGTTATCTGGCATTGCGCTCACTTGAGGATTCTCCAAGCTGTTGCTGCACACAATGGGACTTGTCCATTACCAATGGCTTTAAGTCTGTCCACCCGATTGGCCAGCCCATCAAGTACTCCGTCACTGACGGTTTCAGATATCTGCCAATCAGGTGCGGGTGTTCTTCTCCAATACTCCCAACCAATATCTTTCCATGCGTCCCATTGGCCTCGCTGGGTGTTAGTTTGCGAACTGGCTTGAAGTCCTGGCTGGTTGTTGGAGTTCCCCACAATCCAGATTCGATCTCTCCTGTGCTTTGCGCCAACTTCTGACGCTCCCAGCACTCCCCATTTCGCATCAAACCCCATGCTGGCCAAGTCTCCGAGTACTCTTCCAAGTCCCCTAGCAGTGAGCATTGATGAGTTTTCCACGAACACGTATCGGGGCTGTACTTCACAAATGATCCGTGCCATTTCTGCCCACAGTCCTGAGTCTTGTCCATCAATGCCTGCGCCTTTTCCTGCTGCACTGATATCGGTGCATGGAAATCCACCACTGATGACGTGGACCTTGCCTTGCCATGGTCTGCCATCAAATGTGCAGACGTCATCCCAGATAGGGAATCTAGGTAAGAGTCCATCAGCTTGCCGTTGCAGTAAAACTCTGCGTGGGTAGTCCTCGATTTCAACGGCACAAACGGTTCTCCACCCCAACAAATGTCCTGCAAGGATTCCGCCCCCCCCCCCCGCAAATAATGCCAGCTCATTCATATACCTCTTTCAGTTTTTTTGATCTCGTGCATATACGCTCTGACCTTGGCCTCTGCGTTTGCGCCATATAGAGCGTCTAGCTGACTTAGATGCTTGTCTATCAACGCCTTGTCCCGCAAGACTTCCCAAGTCGTTAACAACTCTCTGCCACACGCCATCAGCAAGCATTCCAGGCTGGGTGAGGGCGCATTGCTTGCCTTCCTGTAGATGTACTTGTGTCTCATGCATAACTAGCCTTCTTAGACTTCCTGGGCGCTCTTGTCCTGCTCTTGCTGGCCTTGGCTAAGTTCTCTATCCTGGTCAACTTCAACTGCTCCATGTGCGTGGCGTCCAGGATCTGGGTGATCTGCTCGGTGGTCTTAAAAGTGTGCAGATTGCCACACTCATACCGCCTGACAGTTATATTGTTTTCCCGCTTGCGTGTGTCTTTGATTAGCGTCCATGCGTTACAGATAGGACACTTCATTGACCAGCTCCCTGGTTGATCTTCTTGGCCAGCTCTAGCGTGATCTTGCGTGTCTCGTCCAGCAGCTGTCTGTAGTCCTCAACCTTGTGCATCTCGGTGTACAGCGCCAGCTTTAGTTCCTCGATGGTGGCCAGCCACTGTCTGACTTCATGGTTAACCGTCTCGCTGCCGACAACAACACCGTCCTCATCTCTGTACAGCGCTATGTAATCCTTGGTCTTATTCATCCTGGTAACTCCAAAATACTAGTAGTGCTATGCCAATGATGGCCACAACAAGGCCAGCTAAGAATGCGAGTAAGGAAATCAAAATAATGTTTGTCATTGCTTGTCCTCCAGCTGGCGCACACGGTCTGCGAGATCACGCACCAGGTCAGTCAGCAGCGCCACTTCCATCAGCAGCTTTGTCTCTTTGCTTGGGTTGCGTATGGCCATCTTCCTGACCGAGCTTTGCTCCATAGAGCTGAAAACTTCTGCCTCTTCTGGTGTCTCAGTAAGAATGCTCAATGGGTACGTGATGCCAATTGGTTTTCTCATTTGTCTTGCTCCATTGCCCAGTGCAATATGGCCAGGGCATCGGCCTCGTTATCATCAGTAACAGGGTGACCTTTGGCCTGCATGGCAGCCACCATGGCGTCTTTGTTCGCATTGCCTTTGCCAGTAGCGTGTAGCTTTATGGTCCCAACTGGCACACCGCTGTAAGGGATCTGGTGGTGTTCGCACCAGGCAGTTAGCGTGGCCATCAAACCACCATACACGTGAGCTGCATCCACGCCCTGGTGACGCCTTACCTCTTCAAAGTAAACCGCCTGGATATCACCAACGCTGTTCTTAATTTCTCCGAGCCACTGCTTAAACCTGAGAAAGCGCATACCGCCACCTTCAAAGCGCTTAGGCTTGAGATCTACCCATCCATGCACAATCTTGCCCTGCGTGAGTGCTGCCCAGCCAGTGCGTGTGCCTAAATCAATTGTCAGCATGGTGGTGATCACAGTACACCAATCCTACGCATCTTCTCTACCCAGGCCTCGACTGCCTCGCACGGTGGATCGTATGCCTCGATATCGTCTGTCCACTCTAGCGCCTCGGTGACTACCTCTTCTGGGATCTCTTCACCGTCTATCTCATCACCATCTTTGGCCATGTCTAACAGCTTGGTTGCCTCTTTGGGTGTCATGCTTGCGCTCCTATTAAGTTATTCAAACGAACACTCAGATCCGCATACTGCCTGGTCAACGTCTCTTGCAAGACCATATCAATCATCTGCGATCTGCTACGTGCTTGCGCCTTGCAGGCACGATCTAGCATGATCAATGTCTCTGGCCGTATGCGTACAAAGATTGGCTGCTTGGGTGTCTTATTCATAGTCTGATGTAGGATGATTGCACAATGCAAGCGATCATATACGCTAGTTCTACCAGCCTAAACTGGCATTAGGGTAAACACCTAGAAAATAGTTTGTTTATTTGGGTTTAGAATACATCCAAGCGATATCACAGTGATATCGTGAACCACCGAGAAACAGGAGTTCGAACATGACAAATAGCCTTAGATATGATGCCTTCCAAGTGATGGCCAAAAAGATTAAGAGCAATAGCAACCGCTACATTGTTCAAGACATCATCGGCAGCGCCTATGACAATGCAAATGCCACTGTGTACATCGAAAAGGGTGTGACAGAGTCCCAGTGGGATTCAATCTTCACAGGCAGCATTGGCGAATTACTCAGCACTGGCGAATACAACCACCAGGTTGTTGCATTTTTTACAACACGTGGCATTACATATTAAGGTGATGACCATGACTAAATACGTTGCTTACTACCGTGTATCTACCGCCAAGCAGGGTCACTCTGGCCTTGGCCTTGAGTCACAGCGCCAGCTGGTTAGCCAATACCAAGCAGACATTATCGGTGAGTTCACCGAGATTGAGTCTGGCAAGATCGACAACCGCCCACAACTGGAGCTTGCACTCGATCTCTGCAGACGCAACAACGCTGCGATCCTGATCGCCAAGATTGACCGCCTCTCACGTGATGCAGCATTCCTGTTGACCTTACGCAAGGCTGGCGTGGACATCATCGCAGCTGATATGCCCAATGCTGGCACTCTTGAGTTCGGTGTACGTGCAGTAGTTGCACAGCATGAGCGTGAAGAGATCAGCAAGCGCACTAAACAGGCCTTGCAAGCAGCCAAAGCACGTGGGATAGTACTGGGTTGCCCAACACCAGAGATCGGCTCTGCAGCAGGCAATGCTGCCATCCAGGCACGTGCTAACAGCTATGCAGACCGCATCGCCCCAACCCTGCGTGATGTGATTGCTATCTCAGGCGCCAGCACCTTGCGTAACCTGGCTGCAGAGTTGTCTACTCGTGGCGTTCAAACCCCACGTGGTAACACCGAGTGGGCAGCCAGCCAGGTCAACGCCCTTATCAAACGTCTCAACATCAACCTCAAGGAGTTTAGCCATGCGTAAGACCACACCGTACAACACTGGCAAAGTGGCCATAGGCTCACGGTATGAGCCTGCCAAACGCCACACTATGTCGCTCGATGAATTACGCATTCAGGATTCATTGATAAATTCCCCAGTTAAATTGCTTGTAATGCCTTACGACAAAGCTATCTATGTGCTTGGTGTCGTGGCCTTGCTTGTTGTCTGGCTCACTCAGTAAGGGGCAAGCATGACCGTAGGACAAACCATACGTGACGCCCAGCTTAATCTATTTGAGCAGCGTGATGCAACCTTCCTGGCACGTGCGAGAGCGCTGGCCGTACAGATCTGCCAGGCACAAGGCAGCGTCAGCATCAATGACATCCGACAAAATCTTGCTCTGCCTGCAGAGATGCACCCATCAGTACTGGGCGCTGTCTTCAAAGGCAAGCAGTTTAAGGCCGTAGGTTTTACCGAGGCCACCCACCCGCAGGCTCACGCTCGCATCATCCGCATCTATCAACTCAAGGAGTCCTTCAATGGTCAACAAAGTCACGCCTGACACCATGCTGTCAGCATCCCGCCTATCTTCAGTCATGGGTATGTCTAAGTACAACACGCCCAATGACGAATTGGAAATGTCAATCAATGCCATCCAGGGCAAAGAGCGCCCAGACATCGGCAATGAATCCATGGACTGGGGCAACCAACTGGAGCCTTTGATCTTGCGTGAGGCAGCCAAGCGCCTGCTGCTAACAGACGTGGTTATTGATCACGACAAACCGTTCTTTCACATCATGCTGCCACTGTGCTGCAGCCTCGATGGCAGCGCCCAAGGCCGTGGCCAGGTTATCGTCAGCGATCCAGACAATGGCATCTATGTTGTCGGCCAGGACTCGATCACCCTCGATGGAGTTGGTGTGTTAGAGGCCAAGCTCACCGCCATGGAGCCAGAAGATACGCCACCTCTGTGGCGTGGTCCCATCCAGCTGCAGGCTCAGATGGATATCATGCAGGCCAAGTGGGGTGTGCTGGCCACACTCTACAAAGGCACTCAGCTGCGCTTATTTATCTTTGCACCGCACCAGGCCACGCTGGATACTATTGTCAAAGTATCTATAAACTTCCAAGCTCGTCTGGATAACTTTAAAGCAACTGGCTCAATAGACTACTACCCACCGCAGGCAGGCGAGAAGTGGCCAGATGCACGTGGCGCCTATCCAGTGGTAGAGGACACCGTCTTGCTAGATGCCGAGGCCACCGAACTGGCGCAACGCATCATGGATAACAAACTGCAGCTAAAAATTCTAGAGCAGTCAATTGCTGCAGATGAAGATGGCATCAAAGAGTTGATGGGCAAGTCAACCAAGGGCATTGCTGGTGGCTACACCATTAGCTGGCCAACTCGCAGCTACAAAGCGCAGCCAGAGAAGATCGTGCCAGCCAAAGAGGCTTACTCCATACGCCAGTCAACTTTAACAATCAAGGAATCTAAATGAGTAGTCTTACTAATCGCCAGGGCTTTGCGCCAGTTACGGTCACCGAGGCCATACAGTTCAGCGAGATGCTGGCCAACAGCAACATGGTTCCCAAGCAGTACATGGGAAAGCCCCAGGACATCATGGTCTGTATCCAGTGGGGCATGGAGATGGGTCTAGCCCCTATGCAAGCGCTGCAGAACATTGCTGTGATCAATGGCAAGCCTAGTGTGTACGGTGACGCCATGATGGCACTGGTGCAGGCCAGCCCAGTGTGTGAGGGCGTAGAGGAAAGCATTGAAGATGAGGGTACGCCAAACCCAGTGGCTGTGTGTGTGGCCAGGCGCAAGGGCAGGGCGCCAGTCACCGTGCGTTTCTCTGTAGAAGATGCTAAACGTGCTGGCCTGTGGGGCAAGCAGGGTCCATGGCAGGCCTACCCCAAGCGAATGCTGCAGATGAGAGCCAGGGGCTTTGCTCTGCGTGATGCCTATCCAGACGTGTTAAAGGGATTGATCAGCACAGAAGAGGCGCAAGACTATCCAGAGGAGACTAAGCGCCCACCTAAAGACATCACGCCACGCAACCCACTCGATGCATTGCAGGCGCCAGCACCAGCACCAGCTTTAGAGTTCACTGCGCCAGATGTAGAGACTGGTGAAGTAGAGATCGTTGATCACCCACCGTTTGAAGAGCTGGCCATCGAGCCACCAGCGCCAGCACCAGCTAGTGAGTTTGCTATTGTCTTGCCTGGCAAAGATTCACCGCATAGCACTCACGCCACACTAGAGGAGTGGCAAGATGCGTATGAGATCTTCTGCGAGAAGATAGCATCCAGTCAGAAGATCAAGCCACGTGAGCGCATGACTAAGTTACGTGAGTTACGTGAGGCCAATGCTGACACCTTAAACAAGGTAGATACAGCCAAACGTGTGCGCCACATTGCTGGTCATCAACAGCGCATTGCTGCGCTTGGTGCTGCCACTTAGGCCAGGACTAACAAGGCCTGCTGGGTGTGCTTGATGCGATCCTCCAGGCCTATTGTCCCGCCATTAATAATCTTAGTTACCTTGGCATGGTCAAGGGCATCCGCTGGAGCATTGAGCTTGTGGGTAGACCAAAACCATCCAGCTGTAAGGGCAGCATATTTAGGAGTGCCAACAAGATCAGGGTCCATAACAAAATCCACGCCCAGCGCTTTACCAGCGTGGAAATAATTAGAGTGACCAGTAAGCTGAATACAACCCCTACCCCTAAAGCGATAACCGTCACCACTATTTTCGTCACGGTTACCCATGCGAGAAGAATAGACTTGATTTGCAATTTTCTTAGGGTTTCCAGCGTAGCCATTGGCCACCTCCAATGTGGGAAATCTCTTGGGCCACAACTTCATTAGCGTTACAGCTTTGTAATTTAGATTCTCTTCCAGGATTCTGAAGTTCCCACACTCATGGCCACACTGGCCAATGAATGTAGCCTGCTGATTCTGGCTAAAAATTCCAAAGCGCTCAAAGGTTTCATTAAGTGGGTCAACCCACTCAGCACTGATGTGCAGCTTGGCTAGTTTCTCAGCGTTTAACATTCACGGCCTCCATTACTTTGTTGTAACTGTCGATGCAGGCGTTGAGCTGGGCTGTGTTCCTGTCTCCTTGGGCAATGATCTCTGCAATAGCTGCGAGAGTCTCTCGGTCAGATTCACTTCCCGCTTGGTTGCTATTTCCGCTGGCAGCGGTGGTACTTGCACTGGCTTGTACGCAACCTGTGGTTTGGAGGCGCAGGCTACTAGAGCGAATGAGCTTATTAAGAGAAGACTGTTTTTCAGTGATGGCATTGTTGGCCTCCTGTAACTTGGTTGAGTTGTCGTTGAGTTGTTTGGTTAGCTCTTGCTCTTTAGTTCGAGCCTCTTCATTCTTGGCAGCGATCTCTGTTTGCATCTCCTGGTCACGCTCTGCCCAACCTTTGTGGTGGCCGTAGAAGTACACACTGATGGCCATGACAATGGCTCCAATAATTAGCCATGGGTTTGGGATCATGTTTCAGACCTCGCTGCTGCACGTTCCTGTGCGATCTCTTCTTTAGCTGGATCAACGTAGTCAGGTGGTGTAGTCGGTGGAGGTGGCGCTCTCCATTCCTCATCAAGCGCTGGGTTCACCCAGGCAGGCAGGCCACCAGCTGGTGCTGTCCAGGTAGACGTTGCTGGCGCTGCAGCTGGAGCAGGCGGGGTAGATGATGGTGTAGCAGCTGACATCTTTTCAGCCACGGTCTGCACACCCTTGCGAGACATCACGCCACCGATGCCACCGACTATCAATAACACTATGTCGTTGAGCATCTTGGCAAACGCCTGGTCAATGGGCGCCATAGACTTGATTGGCTGCACTACAAAGGCCAGGCTGTACAACATGAACATGACGATGCCAGCAAGAATAAAGGTAACGATCAGGACCACAAAGGCCCAGACCCTTATCTCAATTTCTTCCTGGGTCAGAAGACGATTGACTTGGAACTTGGGATGGTTGGACAACTTGTTTCTCCAATATAGGTGCTACTAAATAATCTGGACAGTCTTGGGTGAATTGGCAATCAGGACGCTGGCAGCGCTTGGCCACAAAGTTCTTTGGGTCTTGGCAGAAGTACCGATATCGGTCATCGCAGGCCGTGAGCAGCAGCAGTAATAACAGTAGATATCTCATTTAGATTCTTTCAATTCCTGTTTTAACTTACGCAATTCTTTGATCTCTTTTTTTAGTTGGGCTTTCATGTAGAGAGTTTCAACGTATGCAATTGACGTAGCGCCCACGACAATGCACAGCGTGACGCTCATCAAAATCCACCAGACAAGTTTTGTATTGCCCACATAAACCACCCAAAAAATAATGATATGAACATGACTGCAATTGCTCCAGTTGTCATCTCAATCTGCCTGATCTCTTGTTGTTCTTTACGCCATCTTGCAAGCCTGGCTCTCCTGATCATCTCTGCTCTAGCCCACGCCTGCTCTCTCTCAATCTGCCCATACATCTTTAAGAATCTGGTATACAGATCTTTTAATTCTGCTGGCGCATAGACCATTGCCTCTCTGGTCTGCTCCATTAACTTCTCCAGCTGCAGCTCAATCAATGCTCGCTCGATCGCCTTCTTGCTGGTGTTTTGGTCTGGGTTGTAGTTTGTTTTGGAGTCTTCTTCAAGCTCTTGGTAGTAGGTGTTGATTTGCTGCTGGGTGTCAAAGAGGATTCCAATGTTTTCTCCGACTGATTTAATGAGTTCAAGTTCGAGTTGCTCATAGGATTGCTGTTGTTTGGCTGCAGCTGCTGGCTTTGACTTGGCTGCTGATTTAGCAAAAGGCTTTGCAATATCAACTTTAGGCTTTGATATGAACAGGCCAATGAACCAATCAAAGATTCCCTTGATGGCTTTGACATCTGCCATCGCTCCATCAATTGTTTTCTTAGCGCCTTCCAGCTGGATACGGCCTTGGTGTAGAAACTCGCAGCCCTGCTTGATTGCTGAGAAAGCTCCCTGCGCCAGCATGAGAAGAGAGAATGGATCCACATCTTATATGCCAAAGAACTTATGGATGAACGTGGCTGCAGTGCCAGGGCCAAGCAAGACGCAAGCAATCACCGCATACAACAAGTACTCAATCTTGGTCATGCGCTTTTCTCCATCACGCAATGTGCGATCAATGTTGTTGTAGCGCTCTGTGCATATCGCCTCATGCACGGCCAGGCGTGTCTCAGTATCCTCAAGCATCTGGCCAACCCTGTGCGCCAACCACAGCAATCAAAGCAGGCACATCGGCACAGCCTGCAATAGCCGCCACCAAGCGTGAACACTCAGTAATCACAGCAGTTCTGTAAGTAGCCGTAGCCGTAGGAATATTCACATCACGCTCTGCTTTACGAATGACCATCCAATCGGTCTGGGCCAGTAACTTGTTTGCCGTGTCCTTGACTGTTGCAGTCCATTGCGACTTCATGCCTTTTTGGACATAAGGATCACCAGTTTCAGGAGTGATTGTTTCATCATTCAATTGCTTTGGATTGTCTACACCCCAATAGAAACGATCATCATAGGAAGTAGTTTGATCTTCTACCTCTGTGATGCCGACTGCTTGCTTCTCAGCAAGGCTTGTTAGGCGTAGCCAGTTGGCAGGGTATGAAGTTCCATCAATGGTGAATGGGGTATCGAGTGGGATTGTTGTGTCGTTGTGTTTAAACATATATCACCTTGCAAGAGAATTTTTAAATGGGTTTTCGGCAAAACAGGCGTAAATGTATGTTCCACCAGAAGCATTAGAACCAGTATTTGTGCTTCTAAGTTTGAATCCGTTTGACAATATATCTATGGTATTAGTGCTAGTTGATTCACCGCCACCATTTTCTACAACAGCAGATTCAGCCATCAATTTATAAACAACTAAGTTATAAGTATCTCTTGAAGTATCCATGATGTACCAACTGCCAGTATTTCCTGTGTCATACCGTTTAATCATCACCCAACGAGGTCTAAATCCAAGGTATACAAATGGACCGTCAGTACTGTTGTTACCCGTGTACGAACCAAAGGCTGAATACCCTGTTACTGGGGCAAAGCAGTATGAAACCATTGAATAAGAACCCTGCCAACCACTACCCATTGAAAAAACGGTAGATGTTGGCGATGTACTATTCCAATCACCAGCCGCAGAAACAGCCGCAGTTGTAGTATTTAGCACAATTTCTGTATTGTTTCCCAAAGAAACATGGTAGCAATACCAATTATTTGCAGGAGTTAAAACTCTGTTAATAATGAAACTTGGTGCAACACCCAATCCATGCCCAACAGTAAATGCCCCGCTTGCCGCTGTTGTGTAAGTCACCACGCTAAAGCCAGCAGTAGTGTTTGCACTTACAGTTGATGCTATTGCTGGAACATTAGGACTTGTGCTGTATTGACCTACTGTTATGTTTGAGGTTGTTCCAGCACCCGCTTTCCATTGCCAACCGACATAGGTGGCGGCATTGGCATTTGTAATTACATTGGTATACGCTGAGTTGTAAGCCGCAGTAAAGCCACCAGAATTAAAAGAATTCATTACATTAGAAAGAGATTCTTCGACATATGTACTGTTTGAATATAGTGTTTTATTTGCGCCACGAACACTATCAGTCAGCACATTCCATGTGGCGGCACTTCTAGATTTAATCCAAACCAAATCAGGTTGAAATGACACACTATTAACAGCATTGCTAATTGATTGCGTGTTTCCAGTAGTTGTTCCATTACCCGTATATAGAGTAGCCGCCATATAAGCCGCACCATTAGTTATCGTGCTAGTGGGTAGGTTATATGTGTTTAGAGCAACAAACCCTGTTGGAGCAGTATAGTTATATGGGCGTTGACCAAATGTTGCCGCCCATGCCGCACCAGCGACCTCTATAAAGAAAAACATTGGACTGGTTGTTGGAAGGCTTGACCATGTTGGGTTTGCACCTGTCGATGGATTTCCAGTAGTACCGCCAGCAGAGTCGTACCAAGTATTGTTTATACCAATCCAAGCTTTGCCGTTGTCCATGTCCAAAGCAATTTGCCAGATTTGATTTAATGCTACTTTTGAAGCGCCAGAATAAAGAGTAGAAGTTTGGCTAAGAATACTCCAACCACCCGTATTGTCATAAACCCACCATAAACCAGCAACAGAACCAGGGTAGGCGCTGTATGGAGCAGTTGATGTTGTTATGCCAAGACCAAGAGCGCTGGATGTAGTTACTGTGCATTCAAGGTAATACTTACCAGATGTAACGCCTATTGTGCTTGTTGTAGAAGCATGAGCGGCCCCGTTAGCAAACGACAAGTTACCATTATTAATGGTAGATGTTCCTGTTGACCCAATAGCCAAAGGATTCATCGTTGCATAGTTAGCCACAGTCGCACTTGTCAGCGTAGGCACATCGGTCATGCTGTCGTATGTAGCCCCAGCAGTCACGCTAATGTTGTTTACTGTCCATGTATTGCTGTTACCAGAGAAATCAGTACCCAATGCGGCAGATGTGCCGTTGCTACTGAAGTTCAGATAGAAGCCGTTTGTGCCATATGTACCCGTGTATTTGGCTGGTTGCCATACGCCTGTAATTGTGTTGGTTGAACCAAATGAAGATGGGGTTAGGGCTTGTCCGTCAATGAAGTTGATTTCAGCAAAGTAACCATCGTAGTATTGACCAAAACCAGAACTAAATCCTAGTTTATGAACATAAGAGGATGTGTTAATTTGTAAGGCTTGGTTTTGTGATGGATAATTAAATGTTCCAGCAGTAATTTGAGTTCCATTTACATATAACTTTACTCTGTTTGCCGCAGTTGCTTGGGTGGTATCAACAGCAATTACAAAGTGATACCAAGCAGAAACATCACGAAAGACTTGTGTTGTCTGCATCGTAATATTTGTTGTTCCGTTATATGTTGTCCAATATAAACAATCTTGATAAAACGCACAATTTACATAATTAGAACCAGACGATTCTGAACCATAAATAGTGACATAGTTGCCAGAAGATAAAAGTCCACGCTTTAGCCAAATACTATGCGTAAATGTTGTTTGACTTCCCGATGATGCTGGTGTTCTATTTAAATATGCAGATGCAGATTGACGCAAACGCACACTACGGGCTATGGTGTAGCCACCGCTAGGTCTAGTCAGCAGAGAATCTTTAGATGCAAACATTATGCAAACGCCTGTGCGTAAGTGCCATACCAGTTAGTACCGTCAGCAAAGAAAGTAAATATATCTCGACCTGTAGTTGCCGTTGTAGTTAACGTTGGTGCTGTACCAGCAGGCCATTTAACTGATGTAAATGTTGCTGTGCGTGAACCTGTACCATCTTGCACCGCTATTAAAACAAAAGATTTACCAGCCGTATTAGTTGGCATGGTGAATGTGCAATTACCAGTCATGGTAACTGTCTGCACAGTTCCATTGGTAAGAGCCAAAGTTTGGCTTGTACTTGAGTTGCCGATAGCCACCACAGACTCAACATAGTTTGTTACTGTTGGGTTTGTCAGGGTTTTGTTGGTCAGCGTATCAGTTGTTGCACGGCCTACCAAAGTGTCTGTGCTAGTCGGTAGGGTTACCGTTCCAGTGTTACTAATGCTAGATATGACAGGAGTTGTCAACGTCTTGTTTGTTAGCGTCTGAGTATCGGTTGTGCCAACAATAGTCCCAGATGGGCCAGTCATTGTTGATGCTGTACCAAGACCTAAGTTTGTCCTTGCCGTACTTGCAGATGCAGTTAACTCAGACAAGTTGTTTGCAATAAGCAGATATGCAGCACCAGACACATAAGCAGCCACCCATGCAGAGCCTGTATACAGACGCATCTCTGGCACGGTAGTGTTGTAGTACAAAGCGCCAGCAAGCAGTGCATTGCCGTCATTGTCTACAGTTGGGTTACTTGCTTTAGCACCAAGGTAGCGATCATCAAAGCTGTCGTATGCCGCCAATGTTGCATCTCTAGCCGCCTCAGCCGCTGTCTGTGCAGTTGATGCATTACTAGCAGATGTTGCCGCATTGGTAGCATTGGTAGATGCATTCTGAATTGCAACAATATTTGTAGCATTTGTTGTAACTGCCGCAGATATACCAGCAACAGTTGTGACATTGCCAGATATGCCTGCAACCGTATTGATATTTGTATTGTTGCCAGCAACCGTGTTAACACTAGCAATGTTGGTGGCCACCGTATTGATGTTGGCAGACTGAGCAATCACCGTAGTCACAGAGTCTAATGCTGGCCCAGCTACTGGATCACCAGTAGTTCCATCAAACGCAAGCACCTTGCCTTTGCGTGACGCCTTAACTGGCAGCACCATGTTGACGTCTGTCGGATCAGTCACTGGCGCTTTTAAGCCACGGTCTGCTTTCTCATCCACTTGCTGGGCAAAGATAACCAGGCTATCAAACTCATCATTGAGAGTATTGGCAAACAGATCACCGCCAGTCACAAAGTCTGTAGCCCTCTGAATAGCACGGTCACCCACAATGGTGATGGTGTCTGTGCCAGTGGCTGCAACAACCAAGGTAACCGAGCCAGTGCCATTGGCATTGATTGTCACTGTGTAGTTGGTAGTCAACGTCAGCAGGGTAGTGTTCTTGTAGACCTGGATGTCAGTGTTAGCCAGTACTTCAAATGTGAATGAGTACGGTCCGACACCAGCGCTGCCTGTGTAGACAACCCTTCTGGTTACGTCTGATATTGGGTATGCCATTATTTAGCTCCTTGTCCAAATTGCTTTAATCGTTGTGCTTTATCAGCAATGCGTTTGTTGATAGCATCAGAATAAATACTGTCTTCCATGAGCTTTCTTTTAGCCCCTTCAAAGACATCACTGAATACTTTCTTAACCACGTTTTGGTGAAAGATTAGATTGTCTGGGTTCTTGTCTTCTTTGACAACATCTATTGCAGCCATGACCTCAGACTCTAGATCCATCTCCTTGTTAGCTATACGCAACATCTCGTTGTACTCTTCTGTAGTTAGCTTGGTAGGTGTAGATATGCCAGTTTCCCCATCCTTCTTGCTAACCGTTCTAGATGGCATTGAGACATTGGCATTGAGCTGGATCAGAGCCTGGTCAATTGGGCGCTGCTTGCCTTCCTTCATGCGGATAGGTGACCAAGAAAACTCATGCTCTACAGTTTCACCATAGATGTTAAGCATTGGTGGCAGATCTTCAGACAGGCCAGGCGTCTCAGACCGCCACTTGTTGACGCCATCCATTAAGCCTTTGAGGCCAGCTGGTAGATTAGGATCTGCCTGGTAATCCCTACGCAATGGATCAACCTTCTCCTTAACACTAGTTACCGCACCAGTCAAAGGCTCTATCGCTTTGATGGCTGTATACGATCCCATCTTTGCTATGCCATTCAAGATGTTGACCAGATGCTCTCTGGTGTTTGGCACATTGCCACCCATCAAAGATGCAATATTGGATACACCAGTCAGAAATGGATGCTCAAGCATATAGTTGGCAACGCCAAAGACTAGGCCACCAGCGTATGCATTGATGCGACTGTCATCTTGCTCATATCGTGCATAGTCAACATAGTCTGCACCCATGGCCAACAAAGCGCCTACTGGCTCCATGCCTTGATAAGACACATAGACCTTGCCTGCATACTCACCAGATCCAAACCGTGTGCCAGGGAATGGTGTGAAGATATCCCGCACATCTTCTTCAATCCCAGACACATCAAAAACAAAGCTGTATGGCTGCCACCCTTGGCGCTCCATAGCCTGGCGTGTACCCTTGTCACCTGGTCCAGACCCAGTAGTCAAACCGTTGGTGGCCATCTCGCTAAAGCCATACATGGCAGCAGAGCCAAGGCCTAGCTTGACGTTGGCCATGTCGGCCTCTTTACCGCCAGCCTTCATAGCTGCCCAATAAGAACTTGTAAATGGCGCTAATGGTGTACGTGATATAACTTCACCTAGCACGTTAACTGGTGTACCAATAAATGGCATCTGGGTACGCAATGCAAACCCAGTAGCTGTGTTAGTTGTCATGCTAGATTGCAACTTGCCAGCCATGCCTTCTAGCTTTTGGGTAAACGTACCGACTTCAGCCAGGTTAGATACATAGTCTGGTGGATCTAGCAAGAAGTTATCTATGGCAGCATCTCTTGCTTTCATGGCATCGGCCACGCTGGCGCCACCCTTTAGCGCATCGTCATAGGTAGTGATGCCTAGCCTGGCAGTCTCAGCAGACAACTCAAAGGTGTAGTTGATACCCTTAAAGAACTCGTCTGCAGACATCAGACTTCTGCCTGGCAGGGTAGTGATGTAGTTGATTGCTTTGAGTCCAGTAGATAGCAGTGAGCCATCTGCCTTGTAGTTGAACAGCTCCATGCGTGACTGCTGTCTAGCTACCTTCACTGGATCTGTCCAGCCCTTTGGCACACCATTAGTAAACGCATGAGACATCAGCTGCCAGCCATTGCTGATGGCCGTAGGGGTTGACGCCAGCATAGTTGGTATTTCCATCAGCTCATAGGACGTATCGCCACCCAGGCCAATGCCAGCACGTAGATCACCCAGCACCGCAGCGCCAGCACGTTCAGCCATACGGTAGGGCAAGAATACAGTGTTGCTCAATGCGTTCTTGATATGCGTACCTGGGCGAGACAAGATGCCATTGACGTAAACTGTAAACATCTTCTCCCAAGGGTTGCCTTGCGCCATTTCTCTAATGAGATTGGCTTTACCCTCTGGCGTCTTGACATCGAGGTAAGCCTGGGCGAACTTGACGATATCAGTCTCATTGCCAAAGTTCTCCATGATGGCAGAGATATCTACAGCGCCATCTCTTGGCATACGCATAACAGCCAAAGACTGCGC